AATGGGGCAAAGCAAAAAGTAAAACAGGCGAGCTTCTTAAGGAGTACGATTATTTTTATCTAATCCAAATAGGGCCGTATAGAGAAACAATCTCTAAAGCTGATTTAATTTGCGGTCACGTAAAATTAAAAATTGGAGGTAAATTAGTATGTCCAGAACAAAAACATATCTCAACAAAGCCCAAAAAGAAGACACTTGCATCCTGTCTCTTATAGCAGAGCAAGGACAATATGCGCTTGATACGTGGGGCAAAGACATGACAAAAGAAGAGCGCAAATACTTGAAGATGTCAATTACATACATCTTAAAATGGATGGATAGTATAATGAACCGAATTGGGAAAGATCTCGCCGAACAATTGGTGAGATTGTTAAAAACAAGTGAGATAATCTTACTGCCGAAGTACGAGGCCCAAAGAGAATGGGAAAGAAAAAAAGAAATGTTTAAGACGGTAGAAGTTGACAGAGATACGCTGCTTAATATGGCTGAACATGCACTCCTTGGCTGTGAGAATTGCAATAAAGATTATACAAAATGCAAGCTTAGGGAAACATTTATTGAGCTTGGAATTGAGCCTTTTGATTACTACGCAATTAATAAATGCCAATATAGAGTGGAAAAGGAGGAATGAAATTGAAGAAACTTCCAAACAGGAACACATTAGAATACTTCATGTTTAATTACAATAACGTTTTAATGGATATAAAGCAAAGAGAAGCGGATATAATAAATTCGTCGCCGGTTCAGTTTACCGAAATTGGTGGCGGCGGTGTAAGTCATAATAGCAATCCAACAGAACTAAAAGGCATAAAGATAGCAATGGATCCGGAAATAACGAGAAAACGACAATGGCTTAAGATAGTAAAAGATCTTGTAAATGATATGAAATATTTAGATTGCAAGAATAAAACACAATATACAAAGCTTATACAAAAACGTTATTTTGATGAGTTGGCAGATGGTGACGTACAACGACAATTAGGCATTAAGTTTAGAGATAAATACAAAGAAATGAAAGACGTAATATTTCTTGAAGGCATAATGCTTGCAATAGCAGCTGGATTGATAAGCTATGACGAAATAAGAAGTTTTATAAAAAAATATTGGTGATGTAGCCTACTTTACAAGTAAAAAAATATGTGTTATCATTATACTTGGATAAATAGATAGTTTGCAAAAAAGCTCAGGTGTCCCCTTCCTGAGCTTAAATTTTTCCGGTGATAAAATGAAACCATGGGCAGAGAAATTTTATAAATCCAAAGCTTGGCAGGAATGTCGCCAGGCTTATTTTATTTATCGACATGGAATATGTGAGAGGTGCGGAAGACCAGGCGAGATAGTCCATCATAAAGAGTATCTTACACCAGCAAACATAAACGATCCTAATATAACATTGAGCTTTGACAATCTTGAACTGCTATGCCAAGACTGTCATAACAAAGAACATAGCAAACAATCATGTGTAAAAGATGGTTTGATGTTCGATGATGATGGCAACCTGATACAATCCCCCCGGGGTCTTGAAAATAGCGAAGCGCTTGAGGACCGGCGGCCCAAGTTTCGAAAACCTCGGAATGGGCTCACATGACCGGTGTGGTATTTTTTGAGGTGATTTGTATGGAATTATCAAAAGATGAGCGAATTAAAAAAGAAATAAAAAGACTTAAAAAACTTTACAAAAATTTGCCAAAAGATAAATTGAGTGCTGTGGCCTCACTTATTCAAAATGCAGCTTTTATGTCTGTTACACTTGAGGATTTACAAAAAGCTATAAACGAGAATGGCTGTATTAGCACTTATCAGAATGGTGAAAACCAGTGGGGCACTAAAAAAAGTCCGGAGGCAGATGTTTATAACACAATGATAAAAAACTATTCGGCAATAATTAAGCAACTGACAGATATGCTGCCAAAAGAAGAACAATCATCTGTCAAAGATGAGCTAATAGATTTTATCAAAGCTGTGAAGTGATAAGCTATGAATTGGATATTGAAATATTGGGAGGAAATAGAAAGTGGCAACATAATCGTATCAAACAAGGTCCATAAAATTTATGAGCGACTTGTAGATGACATAAAAAATCCAAAAGGCGATTGGATCTTTAATGGAGAACGAGCAGAGAGACCTATCCAATTTATAGAGACATTTTGCAGACAGTCAAAAGGCGAATGGATAGGTAAACCAGTGCAACTACAACTATTTCAGAAAGCATATATATCGGCTCTTTTTGGATTCGTGCACAAAGAGACAGGCATAAGGCGTTTTAAGGAAACGCTTTTTTTAGTTGCTCGTAAAAATGGTAAGTCAATGATGCTTTCAGGGATAGCATTATATATGTTGGTTGCAGACGGCGAAGGTGGCGCAGAAGTATATTCGGTTGCTACCAAGAAGGACCAAGCCAGAATAGTATTCACCGAAGCTGTAAATATGGTCAAACAATCGCCGGCATTATCAAAGCACATTCACAAGAGAAAATCCGATATGTATATGCCATTGACTTTTAGTAAGATGGAGCCTCTTGCCTCGGATAGCAATAGTCTTGATGGCTTAAATAGCCATTGTGTAATCATAGATGAATTACATGCTATTAAAGACCGTAACTTATACGAAGTAATGAAACAATCTATGAGCGCAAGACGGCAGCCACTCTTAGTTATGATAACTACAGCAGGAACAGTTAGAGAGTGCATTTATGACGATATGTATGACTATGCTTGTAAAGTTGTTGATGGTGTAATTGAAGATGATAGATTTTTGCCAGTGCTTTATGAGCTTGACAGCCGAGATGAGTGGACCGATTGGCGAATGTGGCAAAAGGCTAATCCAGGGCTTGGAACTATAAAGAAAGTTGAAGATTTGATGGAGAAAGTAGAAAGAGCAAAAGCTAATCCAAAGGATCTTCCAGGTGTACTTTGCAAAGATTTCAATATCCGAGATACAGTCGCAGGTATGTGGCTTACATTTGAGGATATAAACAATGAAGAAACATTTGATATAGAAGAATTTAGAGATTGCTACGCTGTAGGCGGTGCAGATTTGTCAAGTACGACAGACTTGACTTGCGCAACGCTTATTTTTATGAAACCGAACAGTGAAAAGAAATATGTATTGCAGCAATATTTCTTGCCTGAAGACCTACTTGAAAAAAGAGTTGTAGAAGATAAGATTCCGTATGACAAATGGAAAGAAAGAGGTCTATTAACAACATGCGAAGGGAATAAGGTCGATTACCATGACGTAACTAATTGGTTTATAAAGATGTTCAGGGAATATGGTATAAGACCTTTATGGATTGGCTATGACCCTTGGAATTCACAGTATTGGATACAAGAGATGAATGATAGTGGATTTGAAATGATAGAAGTAAGGCAAGGATATAAAACATTAAGCCAGCCAATGAAGGAACTTGAAGCAGATTTAAAGGCACACATGATTAATTACAACAACAACAGCATACTCAAATGGTGTCTTACTAATACATCAGTTAAAACCGATGAGAATGGCAACATAAGACCGATTAAAGGTCAGAACCAAAGGCAGCGTATAGATGGAGCAGTAAGTTTATTAATTGCTTATGTGATATTGCATCAAAAACTTAATGACTATCTGGCTTTGATTTGAAAGGTGGTGAGAGTTTGCAAAAGAAACAAAAGCGAAGTTTATTCAGCATGATATTTGGTAGTCATAAGCAAGAGCAACCAACAGGCGAATATACACAGCTCAGATTACTCAATGGCTGGCTTCCTGTATTTACGCCATTTGGACAAAATGCTTATGCAAGCGATGTAGTCAGAGCGGCAATAGATGCAATTGCGAGAAATGGAGCAAAGCTGACACCAAAGCATATACGCCGAGCCAATGGGCAGATAATGCCAATACATGACAACATAGAAGATTTATTAAGAGTGCAGCCTAATCCATATATGAATGCTTATGCCTTTTATTACAAGATAATTACTCAATTATACTTACAGAATAATGCCTTTGTGTTTATAGATTTTGATAATACAGGAAACGTGAGAGGATTCTATCCTATCAATTCTATCTATTTGGACTTAATAGAATACAATGGCGAAGTATATGCAAAATTTTTATTCCTCTCAGGTGATGTTATAGTATTGCCTTATACAGATTTGATACATTTGCGAAGATTTTACAACGATCATGACTTTTATGGTCAGCCTAACGATATGGCGATAATGCAGACGCTTGATGTGCTCAATACGATTAACCAAGGTATAGAGAATGCAATAAAATCAAGTGCTACTTTAAGAGGTATATTAAAATTTACACAATCTATGCTGAAAGATACAGACATAAAAGCACAGAAGGAAAAATTTGTTGCAGACTATTTGAATGTTGCGAACAATGGCGGTATTGCGGCACTTGATGCTAAAGCTGATTATATCCCATTAGATAATGACCCCAAAATTATTAATGGCCCACAGATGGATCTTATTGAACAAAAGATTTACAAATATTATGGTGTCTCAAAAGAGATAATCATGAGCAATTATAACGAGGATCAATGGAATGCCTTTTATGAAAGCACGATAGAGCCTTTAGCGGTGCAAATGAGCCTTGAGTTTACAAACAAAATTTTTACAGAGCGTGAGAAGGGCTTTGGGAATGAGATAATTTTTGAGAGTAATAGGCTGCAATATGCTTCAAATACTACAAAGACAACTTTAATTCAGCAGTTAATGCCTCTTGGGATATTAACAGTTAATGAAGCAAGGGAAATTCTTAATATGGCACCAGTTGAAGGCGGCGATGTAAGATTACAGAGCCTTAACTTTGTAAATGCAATGAAAGCAGATGATTATCAAGGGGTAGGAGGAGGTGATAATAATGCCAGCGATACCGTACCGCAAAACACCAACCAGTGACAAATCATGGGATGGACCCAAAAACGAAGCAAATTTAAAGACAGGACAAGATGAAAGTTACTACAAAAAAGCCTACGCATGGCAAGACCCAGACGGAAACCCAAAAACTAAAGCAGCATATAAATTTATTCATCACGAAGTTGATAGTGATGGCAATATTGGAGCTGCAAATATAAAAGGTTGCATATCTGGAATAAGCGTTTTAAATGGTGCAATGGGTGGCACTAACATTCCAAAAGCAGATTATGAAGGCGTGTATAATCATCTTGCAAAACACATTAAGGATGCAGGGCAAGAGCCGCCTGAACTCAAAAGAAGTTTAGAGACATCAAAAGAGATTCGCACATTGACAACAAAAATAGAACTCAGAAGTGCAGATGATGGTGATAATCAGCAGGAGGTGATAGAAGGATATGCCTTAAAATTCAATAAATGGTCTGACACTATGGGAATGTTCTTAAAGTTCAGAGAAAAAATAGATCCCAACGCACTTGAGAGTTGTGACATGTCAAATGTAGTGGCAACGTTCAATCACAATGAGAATATGCCTTTGGGAAGAAACACTATTAAAGACGGCATAGGCAGTTTGCAATTGTCTGTTGACAATATCGGGTTGAAATTCAGATGTATCCCGACAGACACATCATATGCAAGGGATCTAAAAGAAAATATTAAAGCAGGTGTAATAAATCAGTGCAGCTTTACCTTTACACTTGCAGCAGATGATGACGCTGACAGTATTGAGTATAACGAACAAGATCAAGTTTATGAAAGAACCATAAATAAAATAGGCAAATTGTATGATATTGCAGTTGTAACAACACCGGCTTATCCTGATACAGAGGCGGTTGTTGGACAAAGAGCTTTAAATAAGATACAAGATGATATTTTACGTAAAAAATTAATTATAAAAACTTATCTATGAGGAGGAATAAGGATGAATATAGAAAAAAGATTATCTGAAATAGCATCAAGGAAGGCAGAAATAAGGAGTTTACTTGAAAACAATCAAGACATTGACTTAAATGCAATCAAAACAGAATTGGAAACACTTGAGCAAGAGGAAAGAAGCTTGCAGGAGAAGAAACAAATAATGGACAGCATAGCTAATGGCACATTAGAAGGCAGAAAAATTGATAAGCCTGACATTGAAGTAAGAGACAGAGATAATTTTGACAAAATGAGTTTTAATGATTTGGTATCACAGAAAGAATATAGAACTGCATTCTTGAAAAAGTTGCAGTCAAAGCCTCTCGATGAAACAGAACAAAGAGCAATGGCAGCAATGAACAGAATATTAGAGCAGAGGGCACTTACAACAGGTACAACAAGTGCAGGTGCAGCAATACCAACACAGACATTGAATATGATTGTAGAAAAATTACGTCAGATTACAGCATTATTCCCACTTGTTACACAATTAAATATACCTGGTGGATTGTCTATACCACGTCAAAACGCAATCAATGATGCTTCTTGGCATGCAGAAGGTACTGACATTACGGCCGTAGATGATACGGTAAATAATATTTCCCTCTTTGGTTACGAACTTGTAAGGTTAGTACAGGTGTCAAGGTCGGTTGAGGCAATGTCAATAGATGCATTTGAAACATTTATTGTAAATCAATTATCTGAGAGGATGTCTGTAGCGATTGAAAATGCTATTATAAACGGTGCGGGATCAGCGAGTGCGCAACCTACAGGTATTCTAACAGGTGTAAACTGGGGAACAAATGCACTAACGTATGCAACAACTGGATTGACATATAAAGACCTTACAAAAGCACTTGGTTTGCTGCCTATAAGATACAGACAGTTTGCTAAAATCGTAATGAATTCTAATATGCTTTACAATGAAGTTATGGACATAATGGACAACTATGGCAGACCAATATTCTATCAGAACCCAAATGATGATATGGACATGAGATTGTTCGGTAAGCCGATTGTGCTTGATGAATATGTCCCTGACAATACGATAATAATTTGCCAGCCATCGTATTATTATTGGAATTTTAGCCAGCAAGCGATGATTGAAAAATCCTATGAATCAAGCTTTAAACAAAATCTTATAGACTACAAAGGTACATTAGTTGCTGATGGTAAGCCAGTATTAGATGAGGCATTTGTAAAACTCACACAGGCAACAGCTTAATAGGCGGTGAAGCCTAATGTTAGATGATATTAAGATACTACTGCGAATAACAACAACCGCTTTTGACACTGAGATAAATGATCTAATATCAGCAGCCCGGCAGGATTTAGTCTTGTCGGGTGTTGATTCTACAAAAGCAAATGACGATACGGATCCACTTATCAAAAGAGCAATATCTTTATATTGCAAAGCTAACTTTGGCTTTGACAATCCTGATGCTGATAGATTGCAGCAGTCATATAACCTACTAAAAATGAGTTTGGCCCTTTCAAGTGACTACAATGGAAGTGATATAAGTGCTGTTTAGGGATACAATTGATTTGTTAGATGTCGAAGAAACAATCAATTCAAATGGATTTCCAGACACATCTATTGTAAATCGAACAACAGTATATGCAAACAGAAAAGCAGTAAGGCAGGCAGAATTTTACAACGCTGCAATGCAGAATATCAACCTTGCATATATCTTTGAAGTGCGAGCAGGCGATTATAATGGTGAGAAATACATTGAATACAATGGGACTCAATATTATATAGTCAGAACTTATGACAAAAATGGGGAAATAATTGAGCTAAGCTGTGCTGATAAGAATATGAAGGCAGGTGTTAAAAATAGCTAATGCAGAATTTGAAATAGAAGGATTAGATGACCTAATAAATAGACTGAAAGATATAGGTAAAAAAGCTGGTACAATTGCAAATACTGCGTTAAAAGCAGCAGCAGAGCCTGTATTAGAAGATGCTAAATCTTTAGTACCAAAAAATACGGGAAGACTTAGAGAAGGGCTAAAGATTACTGATGTAAAAACACAGAATGGTGTAAAATATGTACTTGTAGGCATAATCAAAAAGGACAATCCAGAGCTATTTTACGGCAAATTTATCGAATTCGGCACATCTAAGATGAGTGCAAGGCCTTTCTTAGGGCCTGCTTATGAGAAAAATAAAGAGAAAATACAAGAAATAATAGCACAGAAATTGAGAGAAGGTTTAGGAATATGAAAGCAAGCATTGTTGATATTCTACAACCTTTAAATGTTCCTGTATGTCGGTTAAAATATTCAGGCACAGCACAAACTTATATCACTTATTTCATTTTTAATGAGATGGGTGACCTGTTTGCAGACAATGAAGAAATAGTAACAGGTTATCATGTGCAAGTTGATATTTGGAGCAAAGGAGATTACACCGATATTGAAAATCAGCTTAAGGAATTGATGACGGCAGCAGGATTTAAGAGGACATATGCAATTGAATTATATGAGGAAGAAACCCATATTTATCATAAAGCAATAAGATTTTTTTATGAGGAGGTAATAGTATGACAACACCAGTAACAAGCGCATTAGTAGGATTAGAGAGTTTACATTATGCAATTTTGACAGATGGTGCAACGCCAACTTACGGAGTGCCTGCTATTATTGCTCCAGCGATAACAGCGAAGATAACACCAAAAGTCAATATGGATATGCTTTATGCAGACAACAAAGGCATAGAAGTCGCACAAACATTAAGCGAGGTGGATGTAGAATTAAATACGCAGGACATACCACTTGAAGTTCAGGCGGCACTTTTGGGGCATACATTGGATTCAACAAAAGGCGTATTAACAAAATCAGCTAACGATATAGCACCTTATGTAGCGATTGGCTTTAAAGCTAAGAAAGCGAATGGCAAATACAGATATGTGTGGTTGCTGAAGGGAATGTTCCAGGAGCTTGAAGAAGATTATGCAACAAAAGAAGACAAAGTCAAATTTTCTACACCAACATTGAAAGGAACATTTTTACCACGACAAGATGGAGCTATAGAGTATACAGCAGATGAAGACTCAGGTTATACTGGCGGAGACAGTGGCTGGTTTACAGCAGTCTATACGCCGACAACAACATAAGGAGATGATATGAATGGAAATAACTTTAAACGGTAAAACATATATTGCACCTTCACCAAAAGCAAGGGTTGTCAGGAAGGCAATTGAAATTACCGAAAAGATAAACTTTAATGAAATAAAAACGAAAGATCTCGATAATTTAGTTGATTATGTTGTCGAATTGTTCGGTAGGCAATTTACAATAGATGATGTATATGATGGATTAGAAGCAAATAAGCTAATACCTACAATAATGGATTGTATAAAAGGCGTAGTAGGTGAAGTAGGAGCGAAACTTGAACAATTCCCAAACGCTCAAACGGGGAAGTAGAAGAATCTATTTCCCCATCTGATTTTATGAAAGAAATATATTTACAATTGATAGAACAGGGTTGGACAATGCAGGATATTGACGAGATGGATTTCTTATATTACATGGATATACTAATTTATAAGGCGAAACAGGAAACTAAACTTACCCCTATTGACAATATATTATAATTGGCGTAAATTAAAAGAAAAAAGGGGTGGTATTATATGGATGAAGTTATTTATACGTTAAATGGCGTAAATGGACAGCTTGAATTATATGCTGATAAGGTAGTAATAAAACGCAATGGGTTTCGTGCACGCATGACTCAAGGGTTACTCGCTCATGATAAAGAATTTTTCATAAAGCAAATTAGTGGAATTCAATATAGGCCAGCTGGAAAGATTGCAAAAGGATATATACAGATCATAGTTCAAGGAAGTAAAGAAAATAATAGAAATGCGGTTATATTTACTAATAAATCAAATGAAGTGGCCTTAAAGATTAAGGAACGGATAGAAGAGATGTTGGCAAATAACGCCAAAGAGAACACAACGAGTACAGCAGACGAAATTAAAAAATTTAAAGAGCTATTAGACGAAGGAGTTATCACAGAAGAAGAATTTAATCAAAAGAAAAAACAGTTGTTAGGACTGTAAGAGCCAAAAGGCTCTTTTTTCATGCCTAAAAAGGTGGTGAGAGTATGGCTGAAGACGTTGGCAATCTTGCGGTCAAGGTATCAATGGATAGTACAGGATTCCAGAACGGCATATCAGCAATAAATCAGCAATTGAAAGTAGTACAATCAGAATTTAAAGCTGCAAGTGCACAGCTTGGATCATTTGGTAATAGTACAGACCAACTTCGGTTAAAATCGGATAGTTTAAACAAACAGATTGACCTACAAAAGCAAAAAGTAGAGGCGTTAGAGAAGGCATATCAAACCAGCGTAGAAAAAACAGGGAAAAATTCTAAAGCTTCACAAGACTTAGCAATAAAACTTAATAATACAAAAGCTGCTCTTGCTAATATGGAAAATGAACTGCAACAAACAAATAAACAGTTAGATGAAAGCACTAAAAAACAGAGCTTATTTGGACAAATGGCTGATAAATTACATTTGAATTTAGAAGGACTTAAAACTGCTTTTGGAGCGGTCGGTTTAGCAACTGGTGACTTTTTAAAAGACGCTATAGAGGAAGCAGGCGAAGCAGAAAATGCGAATAAAAATCTTGAACAAACTTTAAAATCTACTGGTGATGCGTCAGGTATGACGATGGAATCGCTTGAAGAATTGGCAAATAGCTTAAAAAAGACAACAACGTTTAGTGATGATCAGATAAAAGCCGGAGAAGCAATGCTATTGACATTCACGAACATAGGTAAAAACGTATTTCCACAGGCAACACAGGCTTTATTAGATTTATCTCAAAAAATGGGAAGTGATCCAAAAGAGGCAGCAATTCAGCTCGGGAAAGCATTGAATGATCCTGTCACAGGGCTAACAGCATTAAGACGTGTTGGTGTCTCTTTTACGCAACAGCAGCAAGAACAAATAAAAACAATGATGAAACATAACGATATTATAGGAGCGCAAAAAATTATACTTGCAGAGTTGAACAAGGAATTTGGTGGGCAGGCAGCGGTGGCAGCACAGACATATGATGGTCGTTTAAAGCAAATGCAAAATTCATTCAAAGAAATTAAAGAAACGATAGGCACAGCATTATTGCCAGTGTTGACACAGTTAGCAGGTAGCCTCGCAAAGATTTTGCAGCCTATAGCGGATTTTGTAGAAAAAAATCCACAATTTACGGCAGCAATATTATCAATTATAGCGGTTTTAGGTACTTTAATAGGTGGTTTAAGTGTTATTAATACATTAGCAGGAGTATTTGCACCGCTTCAGGCAGCATTAACAGGTATGGAAGTTGAAGCGACATCATTAATATTACCAATTATTGGTGTTGTAGCAGCAATTGCAGCAGTAGCGGCAGCGGCATATTTGATATACTCGAATTGGGGTACAATAAGCACATTTTTTAAAAATTTATGGAATGAAATATCGACAACAGTTACGAATGTTTGGAATAATATTAAGGCATTTCTCACTAATACTTGGAATAGTATAACAACAACAGCAACGAATATTTGGAATGGGATTGGGACATTTTTTACTAATCTATGGAACGGCATAAGAGATTTTTTTGTTAATACATGGAATTCAATTGTAAATAGTATTACAAACATCATAAATGGATTTGTAAATTTTATTCAGACAAAATTTGGAGTTGAAATATTTTTATTGCAAACCGCATGGACAAACTTTCAAACAATATTGATTGACATATGGAACGTAATTAAAACAGTAGTTTTAGGCGTTGTATTGCTAATTTGCGATTTAATAACTGGAGATTTTACAAAGTTAAAAGAGGATACAGTAAAAATATTTGACAGTGTTCGTGAATATTTTAATGAGATATGGAATGCTATTCAGCAAATTTTTACAAGCGAATTATTGGCTATTGAAGTATTTATAACTGGTGCATGGAATGACATAATTAATGGTGCTAAAACAGCATGGGAGAACTTCAAAGAGACGATAACTAATCTTTGGAATATTATAGTCCAAGGTGCAAAAGACATATGGAACGGTCTTATTAATTGGTTTAAAGAGTTACCTTCAACCTTATACAACATAGCAACTGATATATTTAATCATATGAGAGATGGTGTGACAAGCACAGTAAATAATGTAAAAACTGCAATTGTAAACGGAATAAACAGTGCTATAAACTGGATTAAAAACTTGCCATCTGAGGCGATTGAATGGGGCAAAGACATGATAAATGGCTTTATAAATGGCATAAAAAGCATGGTAAATAGCATTACAAATACGGTTAAAGGTGTGGCTCAGACCATAAGAAGCTTTCTACATTTTTCCTCACCTGACGAAGGCCCATTGGCAGATTATGAAAGTTGGATGCCTGATTTCATGACCGGACTTGCTAAAGGCATTGAAGACAATAAGAAGCGTGTACAGCAGGCAATACAGGGGTTAAGTACGGATATGAGCTTGAATATAAAAAGTAATGTTATACCGGCGATGACAACAGGAGCAACTAGAACTCAACAACAAACAATTGTGCAGAGGCAACAACCTATCAATTTGAACATTGGAACTTTGATTGCGGACGATTATGGCTTAAAACAGTTAGAGAGGAAACTCTATAATATTCGTATTCAGGAAGCTCAAAGAATGGGGTTGAGCACAACATGAAGATAGGATATACAGGGCAAGAACAGGATATACCACGTCCAGTTTCATTTAAAATTGATTACGATGAAATATCGAAAACTGAGCGTGCAGCATCAGGGAAATTATTAAAAGAAATTATTGCAATAAAGAAAAAATTTACGTTAACCTACGATTCACTGGACAAAGATACAATAAACATGTTAGAAAATCTATTTTTAGCAGGTGATGCTGTTAATTTTATATATGATGACGCCGGGGCAACAAAATCCGCTACAGTGTATATTGATCCAATTCCACGTGAAGTATTTTTATACAAAACAGAGTACAGCCGAAATATAACAATCACATTTAAAGAAATGTAGGTGCTTGGAAAATGATAACAGTAAGTAATAATTACCAGCAGGCGATAAATGCACCACGCAGGCAAATAAAAGCAAAAATTGATGTATACTTTGATGGTGTAAATGCGACTCCAACGACTTTTACGGAACAAGATATACAAAAAATGACATTATTGGAAGAATTAAAAGCGGAGTCAAATACACCTTTAGGATTTGTCTCCAGTAATGAACTGACAATTGATTTTGTAAATGTCACAGGCGATTTTACGCCATCAAATCCAAATGGCAAATATTATCAGAAACTTTTACCTAATATACTAATAAAGCCATATCTTGGACTTATTCTTAGTGATAATACAGTCGAATGGATACCACTTGGTGTGTTTTGGTCTAATAATTGGAACAGCTCAAGCCAAACCATAACAACCGTAAATGCATACGACATTTTGTACAACATTAACCAAAAAGACATGCTCCTGATTCGGGCACAAGAAAATTGCAGTTTATATGATATGTTTAAAACTTTATTTGATGCTTTAGAAATAAGTAATTATACAATAGATGAAAGATTGAAACAATATAAAATTTCATTAGGATTTTATGAAGACACTGTTGGGGCTACATTACAAGCAATGGCAGTTGCAGGAAATTGTTATGTCAAAGCTGATAGATATGGGAATATTGTAGTTAAAAGTAATTTTACAAACAAAACACCTGTCGCTTCTTTCACGGATGATATAAATATAATGGAAACTCAAAATCCGCAAGATTATACAAAAATATATTCAGAAGTTAGCACTAATTATATTATGCCAAGTATACAGGAAGAAAATGAAATAGTTAAAATTGACAATTTTAAAATACCGGTAGGCACAACTACATTTGATAATTTGAGCTTTAGCAGTCCTGTGTACAAAGTAACACAAGTCAATTTAATCAATTCAAAATATTCATCCATTACTGCTGTAAAATGTGGAACAAGAGGGATAGCAATAACAGTAAACAATACTGTGGCAGATGAAGAAGTAACACTGCAAGTAATAGGGCATCCGATACAGACGACTGCGTTAAATTATGCTGTGCAGGACGCAGAGGCAGTAAGCAAAATAGGAGTAAAAACATTCAGAATTAGTAATAACAATTTTATTCAGACTTTAGATACTGCTAAAGAATATGCTAATTCGGTTTTGCAATATGTGAAAAATCCAATGTCGCAATATACGATAAAAACGCGTGGGAATATGGCAATTGAAGTAGGAGACATAATAACAATTGCAGATAGCGTGAACAAAATACCTGAAATGAATGTATTAGTTGTGCGCCAAAATATGGTATATGATGGTGGGCTTGAAGTAGACATAAATGCTCAAATTCCAATAGTCCCTTACTCTTGGGTATATGTAGCCCCAGGGCTATACGAATATGTAATTAAATATTAAGGAGGTGTTAAGTGCTATGGCAAATTTGATTCTTGACGATGCGGGCAGACCGATGCCGCAATATATGAATAGTAATGGCAATTTTGAAGCATGGCATGGTGCAAATGGTGCAGGTAAAATAGCAGCAGATGATGGAGCAATAGCTACATTAGGAACTATTACTGATAAGGACGCAAATGGTGGGGGCGGTAGTATAGTTGCTTTGATTAAAAACTTGAGGAGTCAGATAGGGCAGATAGAAACAATTATAAACAGCGTGTACGATTCTTCAACAGGGACATTAAAAACTGATGTCAGAAAACCTGTAGAAATAATAACCCATAACAATGTGGCAATTACAAATACAAACCCAGTTAATTCAGGGGCAATTGATATAACTGGAATGGCAGGAAAGAAATATTTCAGAGTGATAAATGGATGTGACCAAAATATGACTTTAAAGTTGTACGTGTACAGTCAAACAGATATGGGGGGCCCGACATATAGTACAACAATTAACGCAAATACAAGCACAATTATCGCAAGCGATATTATACCTGCATTAGACCTTCCGCTTTCTGTGGTTGAGGTACAAGTATTATTTAACACAGCACCCACTACTGGGACGGTAAAAGTACAGCTTTGTGGACTGCCAGGTTAAAAACTTAAAAAGGTTGTGTTAATATGGGCGAAATAAATGCGGTTGAATATTTGTTTGGAGACAATGTCATAATTAATTCGGATGGTTCAAAAGGATTGACGGGTTGGCAGATTATCGGAGATGTTAGTACAACAAATATATCTAATGAGAGCTTTTTAAAAATTGGATCTCAGTCAAGTGTGAAGCAAGATATACTGCTACCCCCAAAAACAAGAGTTGTAAAAATATCAGCAGAAATAGCAGCCGATAATATAGAATTGTTAGAAACAGGAACCTCTGTAATTAACGTTAATATTAATTACACAGATGGAGAAAGCGACTTGTTATATGTTCCGTTAATAGTAACAAGAAGAGATGCGGTGCCCAATCAAGCCGGCGTTTACTATATTGAGACTGTTTATAAACTGCAAGAGAAAGATTGTATGAGTTCGGCTATTATAATTAAAGGGGGAAATAGCGCAGGATATATTTATGTCTCTAAAATCGCAGTAATGCCAAACCTTAAAGTAAAGCAAGAAGCCACCGACGTAGAAATAGGCGGAGAGATTGTTTTTTATAAGACTTTTCCTATCCAATCTAACTCCGTAACAATAGAATTTACAGAACCGTATACAATACAGCCGGCGATATTTGTTAATGTATATGGGGATATAACTACATTTACACCCCAATTTATTGTAGAGCAGGACGAAAAGACTCAAGCATATTTATACACGAAAGTACAATTAACGTTCCCGGATTCGTACAATGGCAAGACCTTTTCATTTATAGCAATCGGGAGGTGATTAAGTGAGCAAGTACAATATAATGTTATGCTATCACGGAATAGCAACAAATCAAGACGAAGCAGCACCCTTTAGAAGCTACATCGAGGATTTTAAAGAGCAGATAAATTTTCTAAAAGAAAATGGATATACTTTTTTGAAGCCGAGCGAATTAGCTAATTCGCTCGGCGATTTGAGCGCCCCAAAAGCAGGAATTATTTTTGATGATGCTCTTGAAACAATACCTCCCGCTTTAGATTTTTTGATTCAAAATAATATTCCTTTCGGAATAGCAGTCATAGCACGTAGACTAAGAAAATACGAGCCTGAGAGTGGATTTATGCCGTGGCAGCTTTTAAAAGAATATGCAAACAATCCGTTATGTGAAATTCTAAATCACACTTACAACTTACATCATTTGATACCAGTTTTAGATACAGAAAGTAATACAGTAACGACTGCGGCTGCGCTTGAAAAACCGTGTTGGATACCAAACGGAGATATTGTTTATATGGCAGATGGAGATAATAGGTGGTACTGGGATTGGTCTATAATAGATACTACAACATGGGGGTTCCCGTTGTTTGGGACAGACCCAACAACTGAACAGCCAATAACTTCAACTATGACCGTAAAAGTAAGGAAAGATGTGTCTATAAGAGAAATATACGTTCGTGCTGCTTTACACATGCCTGCATCTAGTGGATATAATGCACAAGTAGAAATAAAAATAAATGGGCAAGTGGTTAAAAATGGTATCATTCCAGTAACACAATATGAAACAAGACAACAATGGAAAGAAAGAGAATTCATGCTAATACCTTTGGACGAAGCATACAATGCACAGGCTGGTCAAACATTGCAAATAGATTTTGTCACGCAAAATCAGGGGAATGGTGCTTTTAGGATATATGCTCTTCCAGATTTTTCGGGAGACTATAAATTAAACACGAGTTGTAACGGAGGAGATTATCCTCCGGGTTACGATTGGCCAGCACGTCCTGCTATAATCTTGAGTGATGGAACAGGACGCACAGCAACGAGCGATGAATATAGTTCTTATGTTGGGTCTGATTTTAGTACTTTTTATACTGCATTTAAAAAGTATAGTGGAGATTGGGACGTAAAGAAAAACTACAACGAATTTCAGACGAATTTGTACGTCTTGACAATTGGAGGCACGTATTCGGATGGGGCGTTGGCAGACACTTATATACGGGTAAGAACTGATGGTGATGTAACCGTTGAGTGTTTGCGAATCAAATATGCTGAACGAATTGGAGAAAGATATCCTCTTATTATTGAGGTTAGCATTGGAGAAAGGACTGGAGTAGGTGAATATAGTAATCCTACTGTTGTGGCAGAATTCGCACCTAACTGGTGGGATTGGCACTGGCAAACAATAGACATAGAACCGTTTACGTTTAAAGCTGGGACAGATTACTACATTCGATTTAAAACTTTAAATAAAAGTCCTTTTGGACTAGGTTTAGTGAGAATATACATGGAACAAGATAAACCTCCTGAGCCTCGTTGGGGAATAGTAGGCTATGATGAAAACAACAACCCAATTTATGATTGGATACTACCTCCAAGCAGTGCATATTCGCATGAAGATTGGTATATGGTAGCAGAAGAAGAATACACAGATGTATATCCAGACGGAACATATGTAGACCAAAATGGAAATTGGCAATGGATAATATCTCCTCCATATGACGGACCCGGGAAAGCATTCTTGGATTTATTAGTGCCAATACCAGCGATTAGCATTCCTACAATAACCTCTATAGCTTATCCATTCGGAGCATATTACGATAATGGATATGGAACAAATGATACTATAACAAAACCTGACCTGAATCCTATATTACAGCAGATTTTAAGCAACGAAGGCATTACTAATGGTTGGACTATATATCCAGCACGGTTTAGAGATGGGCTGGTCGAATCCGATTTAAGGACAGTAAACTTGGCTTTGCCAAGATTTTTAGTCTATGGGAATATTTCAAAGGAAGTTATCTTGAATAATTTAGCTGCATATACAGGTATAATGTGGAAAGACATAATGCATAATGGAATAGTTTGGCAAACAGCAGAAGAATACGACTCGCTGTATAATGCAATAACACGTCAGACAAACTTTGATTTCGTTAGTTTTGATGCTTACTTCTTTACGCAATCCCCAACAATAATAAAAGGAAATATAAATTTGCAGGATAAGCAAATAGTACAACAACGTGGATATAAAGCATTGATAATTTTTTCTAATTATGATGATAGTATTGATGGACCAAACCCAGATATAGCAAGCTATGTACTTAACAATCCTGATTTGTTTGTGCCTCTTATCACAAATATAGTAACAAGTGAGGCATGGGATGGAGTATATATAAACCTGGAATGGGTTCCCCCCGATTGCAAACAGCCGTCGATTACGTTTTTTGATAAATTAGCGGCATCACTTTTCCCGTTGAGGAAATTTATTCTTGTAAGTCTTCCTGCGATAACTGGAACAAATTATGATGACCTAGACTGGACAGGCTGGTGTGATTATGCGCAAATAGCGAAATACGTAAACTTTATGAAAATAATGACATATACCGAAAGCGGAGATTTTGGAGGCCCTGCTCCACATGCGCCAGATGAATTTTTTGATGCTGTTTATCGGTATGTAAATAAAACAGTTCCTGCACAACTTAAAAGCAGAGTTTTGGTAGGGTGCAATGCTTTTGGCCACACATGGACAATAAACGCACAAAATGAGACGGGGTATTCTTGTGATTACATTACTTTTCATGAAGCTTTAGCAGACGCAATTGTACATGGTGTTCCAATACAAGAGCAAGATGGCGAGGGATATGTAGAATATCTTAATACGAAATGCTTTTTCGGGACTCCAAATACTGTTTGGAGAGCACTTAAAAAAAGCTTAGACAATGGATTAGGTGGTGTAGGAATATGGAAAGCAGATGATGGCGATTTATTACAACATAATCCAAATAATTTTAATGCTAAAAAAGCAAATGTAAACTGGGAAATTAAAGAATTATAATAACAAACACTAACACAGCCATAAAGCAGGTTTATACCTGCTTTGTATTTTGTATAGAAAGGACGATGCAGATGGATCTTGAGGAGAAGGTGAACGATATGGAAGTGCTTCTTGGCAAGCATGATGAAAGGCTTAATAAGCTTGAAGAATGGCAGGCAAAACAAAACGGAAGTCTGCAAAGACTTGAACAAAAAGTCGACGGAATATATACATGGCTGATAGGACTTATGGGAGGCGTAATAGCCTCTTTAATTATGCTCACAGTCAACTTATTAGGAAAGAGGTGAGAGCATGAAGATATGTATTGATCCAGGGCATGGTGGATATGACCCAGGTGCAGTTGGAAACGGGCTAAAAGAGAAGGATATAACATTAAAAATCGCACTTAAGGTAAGAGATTTACTTAAAGGTGCCTGTGACATAATTCTCACACGTGACAGTGATAATACAGTTTGGGATAGTAGCAATGATCTTGCTACACGCTGTCAGATAGCCAACAATGCCGGTGCAGATTATTTTATTTCAATACACGTTAATAGTGGAGGTGGTACAGGATTTGAAAGCTATGTTGCGGATACAGCAAGCGACACAAGTATTAAATTAGGCAAAATCATGCACGACAACATAGCGGAATTTTATAAAACAAAAGGATTCGCAGACAGAGGTTTAAAAGCAAAACATTTATGGGTATTACGTAGGACTAATATGCCAGCTACTCTTATAGAAAACCTGTTTATTGACAATCCGACAGACGCAGGTTTTTTAGCTCAGGAAAACAACTTGAATGATATAGCATTTGCAATTGCAAATGCGGTATGCGTTGCTTTTAATCTGCCGGCACTACAAAAGGCGGAACAAGCTACGCAACCAATTCAAACGCATTGGGCACAAGCGAGCTTTGACAGGTTAAAACAATTAGGAATCATTTCGGACAATCATAATCTTGACAGCAATGTAACATGGGGAGAAGTTTCAGCACTTCTCGATAAAACTTTAAAAATTTTAGGGAGGTAATAGTATGAAGGATTTAGTAATGACTTTTTTAACCGCAGGTGTGAAAATAGTAGTTATGGCAGCTTTAGGATATGCTATAAATTTTATAAACACAAAGATAGGCACAGAAAATACAAAGAAGTATTACAACATTGCCAAAAATGTTGTAATGGCTGTCGAACAACAAATAGGTAACGGGAAAGGCCCTGACAAGAAAGCAGAGGCGATAGCAATAATTAAACAATTAACAAAAAATAAGCTCACAGACGATGAAATAAATATACTTATCGAGGCAGCAGTAAAAGAAATGAATATAGTATTGAAACAACAAAAACTTGAGCAATAAATCATGCCCCTTCGGGGGCTATTTTTTTTATACTTTCAAGATATATAATATATTTCAGACGTGCAGAATCTTTCATTACAGGTCAAAATCAAACGATTACAAATAAGTATAAAAAAAGAAAGATTGGGAGTCAACCTTGTAGGTATTTGTGAATCATTTTTACAGGTATATTATAACATATTTATC